CCTCTCCTCGCGGAGACGCCCTTGCCTTCGGCTAGTACTTCGTTTACCCTGTCATCGCGACAGTGACTGGATTCTCGTACAGGGGACTTGCACCCCATAAGTTCACGCCCATGACGGGCGTACACAAAACGTGGCAGCAGGCGATAAAGCCCGCTGCTGTACTCAAGCCGTTATACTATGGTACTTCAAACGTATGCGTGACCAGGCGGATTATGTACAACGCAAACAGGATGAAGAGGCATATCTGGAAGCACAGAGACAGCGCATGAAGACGAACAGACCCGTAAATTGAGCAGATCACCAAGGCCCGTCACCCCGAGTCAACCCGGCACCAGCGTAGGGCAGTTGCATCACGCTATAAGCAACAAATAAAAAGTTCTTGACAACATTTTACTATCCGTCATAATTACGGCGGATAAAGGTTACTTATGGCTAACAGCACTGTACAACATATACGCCGCATACCGGTTAAAGACCCGCGCAAAGCTGCACTTGATCTGCTTGATCTGTGCAAGGAGTGCGGCATCATCACTGCCAAGTTCACCGGAAACCTGACGCTCCACCTGAATCAGGGTGGCCTTGTCGGTACCAAGCTTGAAGAGATGAACCCGCTGTAACAGCTTAACAACTGAATACCGGTAGTCGCGGATAATCTTTTTACCTGAGATCAGGATTAAATAGACCCCGCATATACGTCAATCATGGCGTGTGTGTGGGGTTTTGTCGTTTCGGAGGTAGTCATGAACAGCAGCGTACCTATTCAATGCGGGAGGCCAACAATGGCAAAAGGAAAAATGTCAGAGCAGGAAAAGAAGTGGGAAACAGAAGATGATATTCGGGCTCTCTCTCGTGCAGAAGAGGTTGAAGCTGAACTCAAGAAAGACCCTGAACGCCGCAAGCGCCTTAACGAGATGGTAAAGGCTCGTATGTCCGAGATGGCCGGACTTCTCAAAGAAAAGGATTAGGGCCGCAAGTTACAGACAACACAACCGGGAGGCAGGACAATGACATTATCAGCAACAGAAGTAGCAGTACCGGAAGCGGTGCCCGGAGCAGTGCCGGCAGTAGAGGACAGAGGCGATTTTTTTGAGCCTGAACCAGCAGCAGAGGGAGTCCGTGTTGATGCAGAGTACAACCCTGATATCCTGGCAAAACTCGTGAAGGAGGAACCATCTGTAAAAGTTGAAACAGAAGAAAAACCGGATGCAACCATTCCCCGAGCTCGCTTCAATGAGGTAAACGAGGAAAACAAGGCCCTCAAGGCACAGCTTGAAACACTCAAGACTACACAGCGTCCGGCAGCGGAGCAGCCTGCTGATCCGGCAGCACAGCAACAGACCGTTGAAGATCCTCGTGAGAAGATCCGGGAGATGCGCCGTCAACAGAAGGATCTTGAAGTAGAGGGCGATCTTGAAGCGGCAAACGTCCTGGGAGATCAGATTGACGATCTTCTTTTACAGGTCGCCACCGTAAGAGCGGAAACCAATATCAAGCAGAGTGCCAGTCAGGAAACGCTGCAATCGTCGCTTGAGGCTGTAGGAAAAGCTGCTTATGAGATCTACCCATTTCTGGATATTGAATCTCCGAAAGCTGATGTTGATGCCGTAGTAGCCGTCAGGGCTCGTACAACCGAACTTATCACAAGTGGATTATCACCGGTTGAGGCGCTACAGAAAGCGGTTGACGAGAAGGGGCCGAAGTTTGCCCTTCTACATGGCGCCACCACTCCTGCTATTGATCCGAACAAGGCCGAACAGGTACGGCAATCACGCGATATTCAGGCACGCACTACGGCGGCCTCAGCTTCGGTTGCTCAACCTCCTGTACTTCCCGGCAAAGGTGAAGAGTCGTTTACAGTCAACATCGATAAGATGTCAGAGAAGCAATTTAAGGAATTTAACAAAACAGAAGCAGCCGCACGAGCACGCGGAGATATTCTGTAAAAGCTTGGGCGGTAGTTCAGTAAGTAACTAAATTCGACAGCGAGGGTTAGGAACCCCGAATTGAAGGTGTAACCCCTTCCCGCTCTATAGCAAACAGGCCAGGTACCGACGCACCTGAACACAAGCGGTCGTTTTCGTCCTGAGTATGACGTTAAACCATTCCGCAAGCTACCGCGATACTGTGCCAGGGACCGACGCTCCTGTGAATAAGTGGTCGTTTCAGCCCGATGTGCCGGGCGTTAATCCGCACAAATCCAATGCAGTCAAAACGAAACGACACACACAAACTCACAGGAGGAATTCAGTCATGGCAGTTACCAATTTTGGAGCACTCAGCTCTGATCAGATTAAAATCTGGTCCCGCGATGTACTCTCGCAGATGCGCGAGAAGTCCTATATTCTTTCCAAGTTCGCCGGTAAAGGCGACAACTTCCCTATTCAATTAATCACTGATCTCAAGAAAACCGTAGGCGGGGGCCTTAAGTGCATTATGACACTGGTTGCCGACCTCATTGAAGATGGCGGAGTTGGTTCTGTCGGTGGCAAGCGAGAAGGCACCGAAGAGCAAATGAAGGCATACCAGCAGGAGATCATGATTGACGAGATCTACCACTCAGTCCGCAACGAGGGCGAACTGGCCGATCAGAACACCGTCGTTAATTTCCGTGGCGAAGCAAAAGACAAGCTTTCTACCTGGCTTGCTTCTCGTGCAGACCAGCTGGCATTCCTCACCGCGTCCGGCATTTCCTATGCCTACAACCTCGATGGTTCATTGCGGACCAAGGATACTCTTACCAAGCTGAACTTTGCTTCGTATGTGTCCGCTCCTTCCGCTAAACGATGGAGACGCTGGAACGGCACAACCGGAATGCTTGAGGCCGGTGATACTTCTGTAATCACGGTAACCGACAAACCATCATACAAGATGCTGACCATGCTCAAAGCCTATGCAAAGAGCCACATGGTCAAGCCTTTGCTTGCAGGCGGGAAAGAGTATTACGTGGTGTTTGTTACCGCCAATACCCTTGCTATGATTAAGAATGACGCTGACTACAAGAACGCAGTCATTAATGGCGGCGTGCGTGGTGATGAGAACCCATTCTTTACTGGTGGTATCGTTACGATTGACGGCCTGATTATTCAGGAGCACTCGCTGGTATACAATACCAATGGTACTGCAACCAGATGGGGCGCAGGCAATGCGATTAACGGCAGCCGTACTCTGCTTATGGGTGCTCAGGCTCTCGGCTTCTCCGATCTTGGCGCTCCCAAGTGGGTAGAGAAAGGTTTTGAGTACGATAGCCAGCAGGGTATCTACACAAGCAAAATCTTCGGCCTGCTCAAGCCCAAGTTCTACAGCAACCTGGATAAGAGTACAGAGGACTTCGGGCTGGTCGCAGTCGATCACTACATGGACCCGTTCTAAGCGGATAAACCGGAGGGGCGGGCTTAGGGCTCGCCCTTTACCTGTGGCAGGGTGATGCTTTCCCGGTTGCATCAGCGGTTAACGCCGCAACCCTGCCGACGAAAATTCATTTACGAAAGGAAGTAAGATCATGGCTATCACAAAAGATGCAGGGGTACAATCCCCAGCCGTTAAAAAAGTAGATTTCACTTTTGCTGATCTTGGCGCAACCACATATTTTGATAATGAGGCAATGGGCTTGCCAGGCGGCGCAATCGTCCGTGGCGGAGAACTAGTAATCACAATACCGTTCAACTCCACTACCAACGTATTCACAGTTGGAGATAAAGCCGTCAATAACCGCTTCAAGGCGGCAATTGATGCAAAGGTTGCTGCTCTTACCGCACTGGTTCCTACTGGGAAAGTCCACAACACGGCCAACGAGCGGGCACTTGTCATTAACTCGGCGTTCACAGGTGTACCTCCAACCACAGGCGCAGGATATCTGATCGTGGAATATATCGAACCAGGCCGTGCGGATTTCATTCAGCGGTAAACTAACACACAGGGGCGAGGACAGCTCTCGCCCCTACATTAACTAACAGGAGGGTATAGCAATGTCAGTAAATCCGAACAATTTTGACCCGAATTCCGTGATTACGACTGCGGAAACCAAGTTCTGCACTCTGCCTGGCCAAGAGCCGATCACTCTTTCAACAGAATATGGTGGACATGGCTGCCGTATCGGCGATACGCCACGTACCGTGCCGCTATTCTTCCATCATGAAGCTGTTGCAAAGGGCGCGTATACCGAAGAACAGATTGCCGACCTTAAGGCCCGTCTCTCTGGCGTTGAAACACCAGGGGCACTATCAACTCAAGTTGACCCGTCAAATCCACCATTGACGCTCTTGCAGGATTCCGACAATGACGGATTTGCACCGCCTCCGCCAAACCCTGCACCTCCTGCGGCAACTAGTGAGAAAATAGAGCAGATCAAAGCTGCGATTATTGACCTGCTGAACACTGGTAATCCAAGTGACTTCACCAGTACTGGCACTCCCAAAGTGGAAGCGCTAAAAGAGAAGCTTGGTTTTGAAGTGACTGGCCCGGAGCGTGATGCAGCTTACGAAGCAGCCAAGGGGTAAGGTATGAATATCGAGGGGTTGGTTACACGGATGCGGACCGAGTTTCTGGATGACGCGAAAGGATTACACGAGTCGCATTTCCTTTGGAAAACTCCTCATATCATCGCTTCATTGTCTCAAGCAGAACGTGAACTGTGCAAGAAACTATTTCTGCTGCACGATTCAACGACTGTTGCAATATGTCAGTTCACGATAGCTGCCGTTAACGGGATATTCCCGAGAGAATACGCTATTGATGACCGGATATTGCGCATAGAGCGATTGAAGTTTCCGGGAGTGACCAAGCCCCTTGAGCGCAAAACAACCGACTGGCTCGATAAATATGATCCCGGTTGGGATGAGGCGGAGGGTACGCCCACATTCTTTACGGTTGATTCTGGTGATTATATTGTCAGCTTCAACCGTAAACCTATTACTGGCGGCACTGCTGCTATGACAGTGAAACGCCTCCCACTGCTTTCCCTGGTGGAAAAGGAAACAAATAGTTCACCAGAAATAAAACAGCTGGATGATGAAATGATTCATGGTGCCTTGAAGTATCTCTACATCAAGCCGGATCTGGAAGGATACGACCCGAATCTATCAGCCAAATGGGGCAAACAGTTTGACGCGGACATTGAACAGATCGTGTTGAACCGCGCCGCCATGAATCCTCAAGAGCATGTATGCCGCCCGGAGAGGTTCTGACATGCGCTTTCACTTCGCAGGAATGAATACTCTGGCAGATCCCGCCAGTATTGATTGCTTTAACGGCAAGAGCAAGCAGTATGGGCAGTGCATTGATATATGCAACTGCGACCTTGACGACGAAAACAATGCCATCAGGCGAGACGGCTTCAATCTGGTTGTGGCCGGAGATATCAGTTCCTGCTGGACCAGTAAAGACAATGTGACCTATTGCGTGTCTGGTGGACACCTCTGCACATTCAACGGAGTGACCGTCACGACCTTGACTACGGTCTTCACGGTATCGTCCGTGTGCGAGTTTGAGCAGGTCAATGATGTTGTCGTGTTCTCCGATAACGAAAAGATAGGCATTATTGATGGAGCTACGGTCACACGGATTGACAAGGCAAGCGACTGGGTAGATGTGGCGTCATTGGAAGCATGGGTGGCAAGCCACTATCCTGCTGATCCGGCTAACTGGAACGGAGTTGCGTCAAACAGTAATTTTGAGATTGACGCTTTCAAGCTGGCGACTCTGGCCGGAAAGTGTCTGCATCATTTTGGCGGCACACTGTATCTGGCCATTGATAATTTTGTCTATGCCACCAAGACGTACAACATCGAGCAGATGGATATCCGCTATAACGTAGTTGCCGGCTTTCCAGATCCAGTAACCATGATTCATCACGTAAGCAATGGCCTTTTTGTGGGGACCACAAAGGCAACCTATTTTCTGGAAGGTGGCGGGATTGTCGTTGATGAGGCCGGTAAGCTGCAAGCAGGGTTCTCTCAAGTACAGGTAGCACCATATGGAGCAATCTACGGTACCGATGTCCAGATTCATGCCGGCCTGATCCCGCAGTTGCAGGCAGTAGGCATGGCGGTTCTCTGGACTACAAAAATGGGGATTTTTGCGGGGTTACCAGGAGGCACTGCCATTAACCTCTCTGCTGATAAGATAACCCTGTATCCGTCTGTTTATGGTACCGCTATACATAAAGTGATAAATGACACCAATCAATATATTGTCTGCCTTGACGCTACCAGTACATGGGTCTTGAATCTGGCAAATCTCACGCACAGCCGCTTTGAAAACTATGGATTTTCCAGTCTATTTAATATTGATTCAGAATGTTTTGGTGTCAATTCTTCCGGAATATTCCGCTTTGAGGGCGATACTGATTATGCACCCAGTTTACCGCAAAAAATTGATGCGTTCGTACTAACGCCGTCAACCGACTTTGGTAAGAAAGAAGCCAAGGGCTTGCCAGCACTTTATGTTCAGGCCCGTTGTAGCGGAGAATTGGCGGTCGATTATTTTATCAATGAGAAGCCGATCTATGAAGATGATGTGATTCTGTTTGACGATCTGGCCTCGGCACACACTCTGAGAACAGCTCCACCTCGGGGAATTCGTGGCACGTTCTGGCAGATCAAACTCAAAAACGTCAACGGGGCTGCTTTTACCGCTTTAAACATCGAACCGGCCGTAGCTGTTTCCGCTGGTCGTACACGCTAATGAAGATCATCAATGCGGCCGGTACGCAACTGCCCGCCTTGGTGATCGGTATGGCAAAACAGCAGGCTGCCTCCGTTGCACGAGCTATCTCCCTTCGCCCTTTTAAGAAAACCATCGCTTACACAGCCGATGCCACGCAAGATTTGTATATCATCATTATCCAGCTGTTTCAAAACCCGGCCTTAAACAGGGCAATCATCGTCAACGGTAATGAATTCAGGATAACAAATGTAGTCAATGAAGTGCTCGGGGATGGCAGTATGTATCCAACAGTGACATGGAAAGGGGGAATACCTCCTTTTACCATAAAACTTATCTACTCAAGTGTGGATGGCAATACACAGATTTATGATGTTTCGAATATGTGTGTCAACGTCAACAGCAATCTGACGGACGGTACCGGTGACATAGTAACTTCCGATATGGCACGCGAGTATATTGTTACCAAAATTGACGATGCTGATGGGTGGTGGGCTGATGATTTGGAAACTGAAGATCTTGGATTTGATGAAACGATAAACACACAGAAAAGGCAAAATGCAATTGGTCTACAGATTGAGGATAGTACAACAATAAAAGGATACAGTAACGGTGTCCTCACAGACCTACCAGCTCCAAGAATTCTGTTTGTTCCGTTTTCGCCTAATCCTCTATACGAGACCGATGGAATAACGCCAACAGGGTTGTTTGCCAAATACCCCGAGAGAAGGTTTGGCCCCCCCACCTGGTGCATTCCTCTTATTCACTGGGATCAACCGGCAACAATTACCTATGGCGAAGCACTGAAAGTAGGGGTGCAACTGGATGCTGTAGTTCATATTCCGGGAACAACTACAACATTACCGGGTGGCTTACATTACTGGCTTGATGTGGATTATACGATTCCGGCAGAGAATATTGTACCTGATGCAAATAGTGGTTTGCCTCTTTACGCTACATTTCAGGCAACCGATACGCTGCATTATCATCAGGCGGTTGCAGAGCAGGGGATTGTGGTCAATAAGGCAGATCAACAGATTTACATCACCAGAGACACAGTGACTAACTGGGGTCGTGTTGGGGATATAGGAAATGTGAAGGCAGAAACCCGTAGTACATATCTCGGCGTTTTAACTGCCACAGGATTGTCGGTTTCCATTAATTCATCAAACACATCGGTTGCAATTTTTACCGGAGACATAAATAGTTCAGCCGGTGCAACCTGGACTTTTGTGGGAGCAGGAAAAGTTTACGCATACTTAGATCAGTCCGGAGACCACAATCATAATCCGGCACCAAGGCTAACAACCGCAACGCACAACGTTAATTTCGCAATGAATGCTCCCGGTGGCGTGTCGTTTGACATCAACGATGGCCCGATAACCTATGGTGAAGCACTGGACGTTCTCTGCTGGGCTCCAATTGCAGGGAATTCAGCTTATCAAACCAGCGGAGAACCGGCCGGCTGGATAGTTCACCCCACTCCAGGGACTTATCTTGAGACCAACACCAACGGTACTCCTCGCGAACATTCAATCACCGCCCAATTCTATCCGCTTGACACCGATCGCTATCCGTCTCCTATGGATTACGAACAGTGGCTGACTGTAAACAAGAATATTCCAGTGCCGATATGGTCAACTGCTAACAGTTATGTTTATGGAATGAAGTGGCAGGATATCATGAATGCCCTATTTTACAACTCACACCACATTGAAGTGTTTGGCTGGGCTGTAGAAGGAGTTTCGTTATACGAGGTGTCCGGCCACAGCAATTCAGTATGGAATGGAGTTGTAGAAAATGCCACCTTAATGCCTGATGTTGATTCCGGTTTTTTTGTGTCATGTCAGTTTACGCCAACAGGAGTTGAGGCACACAACTATGAAATACCAGAACCCACTAATCCAAGCGATCACGGATTTAGTATCACTCAAAAGGCTTTAACGGTTACCGCCAACACTGCCTATATGACATACAATGGTTCTGTGTGGAATGGTGGAAATGGCGTAACGTACAATGGGTTTGTACCGGGACAGGATCAAAACGTATTGTCTGGCGGACTGACTTTTTCGGGAGCTGCCCAAGGCGCAATCAATGCAGGATCGTATGTCAATGGCATTGTGCCAGGTGGTCTGACTTCTGATAACTATGCAATCACTTTTGTTCCAGGAAGTTTAGTAATATATAAAGCGACGCCTGACATTACCTTTAGCTCGCCAGAATTTATTATTGAAGGACAAACCCTTTCTGCCTACAAAGCAACATCCAGTATTTCAGGAATAACATTCACCTACCACAGTGGTTCGCCTTCTGGCCCTATAATCGATATGGATGCCGCACAGTCTTTTAACACCGGACTGGCGATTTACGTAGTAACCAATGAAACGCCAAACTACGCTACTGCGTGGACCTGGGATGGTGTAGTGGTTAAGGGAGTACCTATAATCACTTGGCCAGATCCCGCCGCCATAACATATGGCACAGCGCTTTCAGGCACACAACTCAACGCTACAGCCGATGTTTCGGGAACTTTTACGTATTCGCCACCTGCCGGAACGGTTCCGAACGCAGATAGTGGACTGGTTCTGAATGTCACCTTTACACCATCAGACAGTACACATTATACAGCAGCCACAGACTGGGCCGGAATTGTTGTTAACAAGGCCAATCAATATATTACCGGCTATCTTGGCGACTCGACTTTATACACAGGACAATCAACAGGCATTTCAATCACCGCCTATGGTTCTTCTGGTAATCCAGTAACATATTCATCATCAAATCCAAGCATCGCTTCCGTATCAGGCACAACAGTAACCGCAACGGGTGTCGGGGTTTGCTATATCATTGCTTCTCAAGCAGGTAATAGTAATTATAATGCCGGATCCTTTTTTATGCAGGTTGATGTCCACGCAGCGGTATCAACGTGGGTGTTATCTTATAATGATTGCGCGGACCAGGGCATTTACTCAGATGAAAATCCATCTACATGGGCTAATGGTGGTACTGGACACTCAACCATGCCAGCCAACTTTTTATACAACAACCTTGACGGTACATGGGAGGCAAACAATTCAGGAAATGGAGTTATCCATGCCGTAAAAGGCACATATCCAAATAGAGAGTGGTGGACATTGGTATGGGATGATGACAGGCAGGATATTGCAAGCCCTGGCTCTGGATGCACTGACAATGACAGCAAGTGGCACGTTGCGTGGCTTGATTGGATATTTGGATATGGCGGAGGATACGGAACGTGCGACGGCGCAGCAGAACACCACACATTCAATGATCTGGTCGTGAATCACGGTTTTAATTATTCAGGCAACCTTTCTTTCTATCCATCAATTTTACGCCTTGAATATTGTAACGCTACAAATCGAGAGGCGAAATACAAAGTAGTTAGAAAATATAATGAAACATTAACATGAGGTATTTAATATGTTGCTAAAAGGGGAAGAACGACTCGCAATAAGTCTTAAACAAACTAATATTTTTGACTATGAAGAATATAAAAGGCTGTGCGAACAGCAGGGCGTAAGACCGGTACCCGTGATAAAATGGTGTGGACAGATGGGTATACTTTCTGCCGCACGATATCAGTTCCCGAATGACGTACCAGGCGCTGCAATAATCAAGTTTATGGGGAAAGCTGCTGAAAATAATGGATGTAATGGCTGTGGGGGTGGGATAGTAATATGATAACACTGCTTACCCTCACACTAACAGTCTATGCTGTAACATTTATTGTTGTATCATCCTCACTCTTAGCCCCATGCCGAAAGTGGTTTTTAGCTAAAACATCATGGTTGCAGATCTCTGGATATCCTCACATGATTGAATGCCGTATGTGTTCCGGCTTTTGGGTGGCAATCATAATCTGCATCATAGCGCAAGAATGGCGACTGATTTTAGCGGTATATGGTGCTTCATATTTTATGGCAACACAGGAACGGAAATAAAGGAGAACCATTATGGCAACTGCAACCGATGTAGTAAACAGTACCGCCTCATACATTACCGCTGCCCAGAATACGGCAAATTCTGCAATAACTACGCTTAATTCAGTCGCTGCCGGGTGGACAGCTGTAAACTGGAGTGATCTATCCGCACCGGCACAGGGAACATACAGCCCCTTTTCTGATGCCGACTCAACAATCAAGGCCGCACTGGAAGCGTTTGATGTAACCCTGGCCACAATCGGCAGGCCAACACTTCCAACAGCACCAGGCTTATCCGGTTACAATACACCAATATGGAATGATACTTTCTGGTCTAATCTTAAAAACCTGCTGACAAACTTTACCGGCAACATTACCGGCAGTGATGATGTTGATACGGTGGTTACCAAACTGACAAACGAAACAACCAAACTGCAAGTAGCACTATACGCTGCCGATCTGGAAAGAAAACAACAGGCTCTGCGAGATGCACACAGCGCAGCTAATGCAGCAACAGGAGCTCGCGGGTTCACTTATCCCAATTCAATGACCACTGCACTTAAGTTGGATGCACAACAGAAATACATGTTTGATCTATCCCAAACCTCCCGGGATCTGGTTAAGCAGATATTTGAATGGGCAAAAAATAATTATCAGTTTTCAGTTCAACAGCAGATATCTGCGCATAATGCTGATATTGATTTTAATATGCGCTATGCCGGTGTGCTGGTACAGGTCTTTGATACAAGTGTTCGCGCTGTCCTGGATGAATATCGAACAGCTGTTGCATCGGAAGCGGGAAAGATGGACCAGAAAATAAAAGAGTTCACCCTGCGCCTTGATGTAACCAAAACGAATGCCAGTATTGTGGAAGCCAAAGACAGAATTGCTGCCAGTAATTTTAACGCACTGGTTCAACAGCACGTGGCGACAGTCGCCAAATCTATCGAAACAGCAGCCAGTAATGCGCGTAACAAGATAGATGCAGCCGTGGCTACGGTCAATGCAGCAGCCAACATGGTAGCATCCGCAAGCCAAATATCTATTGGAGTCTTGAACGGATAATTGTTGCAATCCATATATTTTTTCAGCATAGTGTCCGTCGCAGTTACGGCGTAATTGATTGGAGGTGTAAGATGGCAGAGTTATTAAAATTCGGAGGATATCCAGCCAATGATCCGCGTAATAATATTGGTCGCGGCGCGGTGCGCAATATCATAACCAATGTTGCCAACATGGCCGCTGATAGTGCCACACCGATCACAAGCCTTGATACCGAACGCAATATTATTCCAGAAAGACCATTTGTTAATCGAAGTAAAACCACACCAGAAACACAGGTGTTCGGCGCAATAAAAGACAGGGTACATAACTTTTTCCAGCCAGGAGATCCTGCATATAATTATGATTCCCTGGATATCTCAGCTCCAGTAAAACAAAATCAACCACCGCCAGCGCCAACGGTAGTACCAAGCATAACCACTAGCGCCAAACCAGGCAAAATCACAACTTCAGTCGTACCGCCTGCGACAGCCACTGTAAGGCGAGCACCCGCGCGCAGGCTAAACACAGGTTCTCAGCCAACAGAAATAAGCCAGCCGGACGAAGAAGGCTTAAGAGATCAATCAATCACATCCTCCGCCCCGCAACTTCCAGCCGGACAACGTATATTTGAAATGTCAGGACCGGATTCAGCAGGTATGGCAAAAGCTGAAATCGCAAGCAATGGTGGTTTTGGTACCAATGGTAACCAGACATTCATTCTGCCGTCTCGCGGTACTGACGAAGAGGTGGCTTTCAAGACTCAGCAGGCACAGGCTGCGCAACCAATCACCGCCCTTACTCAACCGGCACAGCAGACGAGTACAGTCGGTTATGGCCATGGCGTTTACGAACTGGCACCAGGACAGAATGCCCCTCCTGACTTCAACGCTATGAGTCTGGGAGATATGGCAAGTCACAAGTTCGGCGTCAATCAGCAGGTTAAACAGGCCGGTATTACTAACATCAATTCAGAAATGGCACGCAGAGCGGCACAGACTCAACTTGAAACAAATATTCAGCCGTCACAGATCAACCAGAACAATGCGAGTGCCCGCCATGCAAATGTTGCTGCCGATCTGGGAATATTCAAGGCTCCTGCTGAGGTGGATAACATCAAAGCCGTGACTGCTCAACATACAGCGCTTGCCAACGAAACAAACGCCCTGCTGGATCTGAAAGGCAAGAACATGATTTCAGAGATCGACTACCGTAAAGGTATGCTCGATATTGGTAACAAGAAACTGGGGCTCCTGACGAAACAGTACGATGCACGGATTGCACAGATGAAACAATCCAAAGACGTACCGGATTACAAGCTGATAGCCGATATCGCCAAGAACAAGGCGAAAACGTATCAGGAGATCAGTGCTCTCGGCGCTCTAACCCCGGAACAAAAGCTGGATATGCAGAAACAGAATGACATTCTCGATCTGATCCAGCGCCATGCCACAAAATCCAGTGCGCAATATGCTGGAACCGCGACAGCTATAACTGACGACGAAAACTGATAAGCTACGAGGGATATATGAGTGACCAGCTTTTAGCACGTCCCGGCAGTTCTGATACATTCTATAACGAGCTTGACAGTATCATGAACCGCAAGGCCGCACCGGAGCCGCCTCCAAAGCGCGGTATTGTAGAGGATATTGCAACTCACTTTGCTGTAGGTTCTAATAAATATCTTGCCCTGCCTGTTGCCGGCATTACGGAAATGGCTGGCCGCGCTACAGGGGTCAAGGCTATTGAAGATGCGGGTAAATTATGGGGGGATACTGCCGAATCCTGGATTGCGCAGAAAGAGCAGGAAGACCCTTCCCAGAAATTCCGAGATATCAAAAGTGTAGGTGATGCAGGTCGATGGGCCGGTGAACAATTGGTAGAGTTTTTACCACAAGCCGTCATTGGGATTGCAACCGGTGGAGTTGGTGCCGCTGCTGGACGTGTTGCTGCCGGTGGCCTTGCCCGTGGCGGTATTGCATCACTAGAAACCATTGCCGGGAAAAAAGCGATGGAGGCTGCGACTAAAACCGCAATCAATTCAGGAAGAACGCTCACCGCTGAAAACGTTGCAACACTGGCCGCCAATCGTGCCGGTACCACTGGTGCAATCGCCGCAACCGGTGCCAACTCAATAGGCATGGAAACGGCTACGATCTACCGCGATCAGAAACCGGAAGAAAAGGATATGGGGCGGTCACTGCTTTATGGCACCGCAGCGGGCATCCTTGATACCGCGTTCCCTGCTTATTTGATGAAGAAAACCGGCTTGACCAAGATCATGCCGGGAATGGGTAAGGTTTCAGGAGAGGCTGAGGCGCTTACCGGTAAAACCGCTTTGACTGGTGTGCAGCGCGTCAAGGATACGGCCAAGATTGCCGGTCTGGGTATTGGTGAAGAGACGATACAGGAGGGCGTGCAGACGGTTCTGGAAAACATTGGAGCCAATAAGCAGGTGTATTCTGATGAAGTCAACAAGGCTGGCGGAAATTTCAGCGCCTTCCTTAAGGTTGCCGCAGATAAAGGTATCAGTGCTGCCGTTCACCCGGAAGCATGGAATGATATTATTGAATCAATGGCAGCTGGTGGCCTGATCGGTGGCGTCATGGGCGGCGGTTCTTCTGCTGCTGGTCACATATCCGATGTAATGCAGCAGCGAGGACAACAGCCACAAACGCCAACGGAGGAAACCAATGCCCTCAATCAGCAAAACCAACCCGCTACCGAAATTGTCACAGGAGCAAATACACGCACTGGTAACATACTGCAAGATACATCAGGTGTTGCCGCCGATTCTATACCCAAAAACTGGCCCGTGGATTCGGGACGTGATCTTGGTATAGCTGCAACTCCACCGGCAGGGGCAATGACCCGCGCCGTCAAATCAATATTACCTGATCTGCCCCCCGTATCAACAAACGTAACGGCAAACATGTATTCATCGTTTGCCGCCAATCCATTTGCTAATGCGCCAGGAGAACAACAGCACCCGTCACTCTCTGCCCTATCAAGCGGTGATACCAATACATTTTTAACATCTCTCGGTTTCCCAAAGATCCGTAACGCCGATCATTTTACAACAGGTGGAGTCGGTGCAATTCAGAATGGTGAATATCTTTCACCTCCCATGCCGCAACAGGTAGCAGACTCTTTATTGCAAAACGCTACCTCGGCAGGATTGTCGGCAATTGCAGAGCCATATATTATCACCCGGAAGAAGATGGACGGTACCATGGAAAGCGTTCCAGCTGCATCCGGTAAAGTAATAGTAAAAATTCAACCATATCAGGAGAATGCCAATGGCACTACAGGTGTATTGCCCAAAATGCAAGGAGCAGGGCCGAGTAAAATGGACGGGCCGGGATTGGCAGTGTCCAACCTGCAAAGCCAAGTGGCAGGAGTCGGAAGTAATAATATCCAATCCGGAGGTGTAAGTGATGGTTTGTCCAATGTGCAGCAAAAAGTCAATGGGCCGCAAAAAGAAGTGTCCGACCTGCGGAAATCCACTGTAGCGGACCGCGTTACCGCGTTGAAGCAGGAAAAAGAGCAACTGCTTGCCAACAATAACAACAAGGGGATTACTGGCGGTTTAGTGTATCCAGCAGAAGTCACCCGGCGATTAGGTGAAATCAATACAGAGATCCAGAAGCATGAAAACAGCCTGAAAGATGTTGTTGTCAAAACCTCTGCCGCAACCAAACCAGCCAACACCCGCCGTCAACTGGATACATCCAAAGACAGTTTGATAGTGGCAGCCGCAAAATTGGGCGGGATCAGCCGAGCCCAAATTGATAAGGAAACAACATCCGGCAAGGATCTTGCGCATACATTAAACAGTCAGGCAACCAAAGAAGCCAAGGCCGGGATACTGCACGTAATCAGCACCAAAGGTATTCCCCTGGACGACTCTTCGCGAGGCTCTCATGTATTCGCTTCATCAAACGATACACGCGGCGAAAGCAATTACACATCTCTCCAAAAAGATCAGGAGTCCCGTTTTCAGGCAATGCTGGATGCAATGACCGATGAAGAGTATGACGAGTTCCATCACAATCAGTGGGTTGAAGAACAGTCGGTATTATTGGCTGAATCCGCAGATATTATAGATGACTACTTAGCTGAAACCTTTGAACCGCCAATGACCGCTGCCGATTGGCAGGGAGTTGAAAATAATTTCAGGGAGGCTCTTGATGCCACAGAGTTCAGAAGCGAAGAAGGCCGCACAGAAGATCAAGGACAAGTGCAAGGGAATGACCCCGGAACAAAAACAGGCGTTCATGCAGTCAGTAAAGATAATACTGCAAGCGAAGATCCGGCAGAGACAGCAAGGGTAAGGCGTCTTGGCGTTGCTCGCCAAAAGCATCTTGCAAAACTGAAAGCGGAGATGCTTGCCGCAAAAGAACCGAAAGTACGGAAAGCATTACAAGACCGAATTGCCAAGATGAAAGAGCGCACCGGTGTGACTGATGAAGTGCCTGCTGCAGCTAAGACCATTGAAGATGAAATTAATAGCCTGTCGCTTGAGGAAATGGCGGCGATGTTTGACGATGTAACGGCTGCTGAAAAACCGGTACGTTCGCTGTCAAAAGCCAAGAAGCACGAAGCGTATTTGAAGCAGGTTATAGCCAAGGCCAAGCCGGAGAACAAACCCCGCATTCAGAAAGCGTTACAAAAGCATAAGGCGAAGCAGGACGAGCGGAAAAGCACTCCACCGCCTGTTGGGTCCCATCCTGCAAAACCGGAAAGAGACGACCAGGCGACACCATACTTTAAAGAAGGGGATCGTGTTCAGGATAACGATGGTAAGCATGGAGAAATAACTCGGGCTGAAACATTTACCAGCCGCATGATTTCTTATGGTGGCCTTTCGTCTGAGTCATCTACTCGTTACTCGCACATTTATGAAGCTATGTGGGATGATGGTGTATCCGGATATGTCTCGTTTGATTACACGAATCATGAAACAGATCCAGCTCCGGCTGTCGTTCCTGCTCCGGTTTATAATAAAGTAGCCGTAGAACCAGATACGCTACTGCGAAATGTAGCGTATTCCCGCAAACAGGCACAGAGTTCACGCAATGCAGCTGAACGTGCCAAGAAGAAAGAGAATATTGCCAGTCACGAAAAGTCGGCAACTGCTTTTGACAAGACTGCTGATGAACAGCAGGCGGCGTTTGATGTGTGGGCAGAAAAGTACCCAGATGAGGCGGATAAGTACCGGCAGAAGGTTGAAGCGGCCAAGCCAAAGATAGAGCCGGTTGCCGGGATGAAGGTTTCATTCAACAGTGCACAGAATGGTATTGAATTGCGCTTTGAGGGTAAACCGTCTGATGCTGTTATCAGCAAGATCAAGGCGGAAGGTTTCCGATGGGCAATGCGTAAACGTGTTTGGTATGTGACTGATACTCCTGCACGGCGGAAGTTTGTTGAAGGTTTGCAGGGCGAGGCGGTAGCTCCTGTAAAGGTAGAGCTGGCGGATAACGAAGTTCAGGTTGATAGCAATCCGTACATATATTCCAAAGTAGATGGTGATTGGTATCACCGTAGTGTCGGTGCCACGGCACCAGGCAATAAGTTTTCGCCACCGTTTGATTTTCTGGATAAATTGAATACGGCACTGGCCGGGAAGAGTGTTGTTGAGGAAGATAGCGACATTGCTCTGTCCGATCAAGCGCCAGACTGGTGGTCGGCGTATACCCTGCTTGGTCAAAAACAGATTCTGAGTAAGCTCGGCATCAAATATCGCCTGTGGCATTACTTCACGGCAACCGAAAAAACAAAGATAGCCGATCTTGTAGACGGCATAAAAACGGAAATCGCAACTATTGAACACATTGGCTCCGGTCCTGTTTTTGGCGGAGGACAGAACGACACCCGAGGCGCAAGCGATATTCTGAAAGCCGCCGCTGATTATGGCGTCAAGGGTGCCGGTGAAGCATTGAAAGGGCTCTATGACAGCTTTGGTGGTGGCTCGCTAAAGAACTTCCCCGGTGCTGTGGACGAACATACCTATGCCAAAGCCAAGCCTCATTTTGTGGCGGCGTATAATAACTTCAAAGAATCCGGCAAACAGTTAACCGAGTTCTTTCAGTTCATCGCCAAACAGTTTGGAAATGCAATTAAACCGTACCTGATGCGCTTTATGGATGATGTAAAAAACAATAATTATGCTATAATAGAAGAAAACGAGGAGGTGTCAGATGTTAATTCCGAGCGGCAAAAAACTGGAACAGATGATAGCATTGTCGATGAAGGAACAGGCACCTCAGATGTACAAGGAATTGAAACAAGCGGGGACATTGCAGACGTTCCTGGAAGAGTACGCAGTGGAGATGGAGGAGTCGTATCGGTCAGTGTATCATCAAGCATTAACGAAGATCAGCAAGATCCACGATTCGATGCAGCAAGTGCAGGAGATGGAACAAGCACAACGCGAGATCTGGGAAGTGACCCGAGCGGATTATCTGGAATTCTCCGATCCGATGCCACCGGAGATTTACGAATCCCAAATGGCGGCTTAGAGCGTACCGGAAGCTGGAAGGATAGCGCCAGCCGTAACCTTGATATTGTTGAACTGATTAAAGCTCTCCGCGAAGAAAAGCGCATGGCCACACCAGACGAGCAGCTTCTGTTGATGAAGTATGTTGGCTGGGGTGCTGGCGAAATCCGCAACAAGATATTCCCCGGTTATGCCGAACAAGGACGTATAATCCCACAATGGGCAGAAGCAGCATGGAAACCGCTGGTTGACCGCCTTGATACTGCGCTTACTCCCGAAGAATTAAAGACCGCCGCACGCTCCAGTCAATATGCCCACTACACCAGTGAAGCTATTACCCGCTCCATGTGGAAAGCTTTTGAGCGTATGGGCTTTGCTGGTGGCAAGGTGTTTGAACCTGGCCCCGGTACCGGTAACTTTATGGGCACCATGCCTGATGGTATCTACGCCAATTCCAAGTATACCGGTATTGAAATGGATGGCATTACTGCTACCATAGCACAACAGCTCTATCCGAATCAGAATATTATCCACGGTGACTACACCAAGCAGAAGTTCCCCGGCAATTTCTTTGACGTGGCAATCGGCAATCCGCCGTTTTCATCCACAACAATCCTAACTGACCCTGATTACAAGAAAAACAAGTTTTCACTGCATGACTTCTTCTTTGCCAAGACCATTGACAAGGTGCGTCCCGGTGGCCTACTGGCGTTCGTTACCAGTCGCTATACTATGGATAAGCTGGACGACAAGGCACGGGCATATCTTTCTGAACGTGCCGACCTACTGGGTGCAATCCGTCTACCCCAAACCGCTTTCAAACAGCATAGCGGTACGGAAGTTGTTACTGATGTTATCTTTTTGCGCAAGCGTGCCGATGGTGATGAGGCCGGTGGCCATGCCTGGGGCAAAACCGCAGATATTCAGATAGGCGACCAGACTAAACAGATCAACGAGTATTTTGCCGCTCATCCTGAAATGGTGTTGGGTACTCATGTTACCGAGCGAGGCCAATTCAGCCAGAATGATTATTCTGTTAAACCACTGGAAGGCGATATTGAACAGCTCTTTGCCGCTGCTGTGCAAAACCTGCCTGCCAACGTCTACAGTGCCATGCGACAAGATCCGAAAACGATCAAGCAGGTTGTCGTAGAGCGTGATTTTAGCCCCAAGAATAAGAAAGAGGGGGGCGTGTACCTGTCTAGCAAGGGTGAAATAATGCGGGTAGAAAACGGTTCCGGTGTGCCGCTCTCCAGCATGGTGAAGCTATCAGCAAAAGAGCAAGTCTGGTTGACCGATTATATTCCGTTGCGCGACCTAATGAAACAGGCACGTTTTGACCAGTTCAACGATGCAGGGTGGGAAAAGTCGTTGAAGGAACTGAATAAGGCGTATGACGCTTTTGTGAAGAAGTACGGCAACATCAAAGACTTTACGCTGAAAGTCAAAACAGAGCTTGATGAAGATGGCAATGAACAGAAAGTAGAGTCGCGCAATTATAAGTGGGAAAAAACAGCAAACATCGACGTTGAGGGTTCGCTTGTTCTCGCGCTTGAGCAGATCAACGACGATGGCGATATTTCAAAAGCCTCCTTCCTAACCGGTCGTACCGTCATGAAGCCGGTGCGTTCCACCAATCCGGAGAGCATGGGTGATGCACTTGCGTTGTCGCTTGATGAAATCGGGATGCTTGACCTGGATCATATTGCCGGATTGATGAAGATTTCTCGCAATGAAGCGATTGAAGCCTTGGGCGATATGATCTATGAAACGCCATCCGGTGAACATCTGCTGGCGGATGAATATCTGTCTGGTGATGTTGTTACTAAACTGGCAGAAGCTGAACAGGCGGCACGGAGTGATGAGAAGTTTCGCGCAAACGTCAAGGCATTAACCGAAGTACAGCCAAAACCGCTTACACCGGGACAGATTACCGCTGGCCTTGGTATGGCGTGGATACCGACTGATATTGTCGGGGAGTTCGCCCAGGAAGTGCTGAACCTGAATATAAAGGTAGAGCGCCATGCGGCAACAAACACCTGGAAGGTGACAATGGGCAATGCCCCGGCCAAAGGATATGGCCGGCGTTCTTCCAGTAAAAAGCAGGGTGTGCAGTCGTTGCGTAGCTCAACCGCTGAATGGGGTACGGCTGACCGTGGTGCCAACGAGATCCTTGATGCTGTGCTGAATCAGCGTCCTCTGCGCATTACTGTTCGTGACCTTGATGGCAAAGTATCTGTAGATCCAGCCGCAACTGCCCGAGTAAATGAGATTGCCGACAAGATGCGGACGGAGTTCCGTTCGTGGATCTGGACTGATGCTGAACGTGCTGGCGAGATGCTGGATCTCTACAATAAGAAGTACAACAATCTGGCTCCCCGTCGTTTTGATGGCAGTCACCTGACACTTCCCGGCATCGCTACCAAGTACAAGCTACATCCTCACCAGAAGCGGGCGATCTGGCGCATGATCCAGACCGGAAATGCCTATCTGGCGCATGCTGTTGGTGCGGGCAAAACACTGGAGATGATTGCAGCCGGTATGGAGATGAAGCGCCTGGGGCTGATCAACAAGCCTCTCTACGTGGTGCCGAATGACCAGCTATCGCAATGGTCCGCTGAATTCATGGATGCGTACCCGCTGGCAAACATTATGGTGGCCGATGAACTGAACTTTGATCTGAAAAACCGTAAACGCTTTATGGCTCAGGCGGCGATGAATGCCCCTGATGCTATTATCATTACGCAATCAGCACTTGGTAAGTTGCGCATGAAGCCGGAAAGTGTTGCTCCAGTGAAAGAGAAGATGTTGAACGCCATGCGTGAAGCATTGACGGAAGCACGGGATGATGATGCACCGCGTCACCTAATATCCAAGATGGAGAAGATGATTGAAAATGCCGAACAGCGCTTTGACAGTATTGTCGAAGATGGCAAGGGCGATAATATTATTACCTATGAAGAGCTTGGCGTTGACTTCCTTTTTGTCGATGAGGCGCACAAGTTCCGTAAGCTGGATTTTACCACGGCGCAGCAGGTCAAGGGAATTGACCCTGTTGGTAGTCGTATCGCTCTTGACCTGTTTCTGAAAACAAACTGGATGGAGCATCAAAAGCCAGGCCGCAGTCATGTCTTTGCGTCCGGTACACCTGTGACAAATACAATGGGCGAGTTGTACAACGTCATGCGCTTCTTTATGGAAGAAGAGATGGAGCGGGACGATATCGGCCATTTTGACGCATGGGCGGCGATGTTTGGTCAGACGGCTATGGATTATGAACTGAATGCCGCTGGCAAGTACGAGCCGGTATCACGCTTTGCCAAATTCAATAACCTGCCGGAGTTGATGAAGCGGGTGCGTACCTTTATGGATGTGCTGACTTCCAGCCACCTGGGGGCATATGTGGTTCGTCCTGATATCAAGGGCGGCAAGCCGAATATGATTATCGCTACGCCGTCTGATGAATTGAAAGCGTATCAGGCAAATGTGCTGCAACCACGTATGAAGCGGGCACGGGACTGGAAGCCGACACCGGACCAGCCAGGAAACCCTGACCCGATTATCAATATTATTACCGATGGCCGCTTATCGTCTATTGATATGCGCCTGGTCGGTTCGACCAAGAACGATCCTGATAGCAAGCTGAACCGCGTGATTGATGAAATTATCCGGGTGTATAAAGACACGAAGGATAATAAATACAATGGCGTTGACGGTAAACCCTCCCCGATAAAGGGAGGCACACAGGTTGTCTTTTATAATCATGGTTTCGGTGCCAACGTCGCCAAGAGCCGTGGTTTTGATGCTCGGGCTTGGATCAATCAGCGCTTGAAAGCTGCCGGTATTCCTGCTGGTGAAGTGGCGTGGTTTGATGAATATGACACCAGTGCCAAGCAGTTGTCAGTCATGAAGGATATGCGCGAAGGGCGCAAGAAGATCATTATCGGCCATGCCAATAGTCTGGGTGTCGGTAAGAATCTGCAAACCCGCCTCTATGCTCTGCATTATATTGACCCACCGTGGTACCCGTCTGCTGTTGAACAAGCGCACGGGCGCATCATCCGTCAAGGGAACCAGAATACCGAGATTGAAGCTAATTGGTATTCCACAAAGGGCAGTTACGATTCAACCATGTGGCAGATGGTAGGCCGTAAAGGTCGCTTTATCGAGCAAGCCTTTATGGGTGACGATAATCTGCGCACAATGGAAGATGTTTCAGAAGTCAGCCAGTATGAAATGGCACGGGCATTGTCGTCTGGTGATGAACGGGTTATCAAGCTGGTTGGATTGCAGGCTGATATTGAACGCTTTTCCCGCTTGAAAGAAGCACACTTTCAGCAACAGAGCCAGATGAGGGGTGACAAGAACACGGCGGAATGGAATATTTCTGCGTACAATAAGCATATTGCTAAGTTGAAAGAAGCGGTAAAGGCTGTTGGCGGCTATGTTTCCGGCAGTAGCTTCAAGGGCATTGTCGGTAAGCGGACGTTTGACAAGCCGGGAAAATTCGGTGAAGCGGTGGTTGCTGCATATAATCAGGCGGTGATGGATCTGCAAAACCAATTCCCTGATGATAGTTACAAAGGTGTCTGGACTGATTCACAGCAGTACGGCAGTATCAACGGTATGCCGATGGTTGCGTCCGTTGCCATGTCGGCGGTGACAATGCAGTATTCCAATATTATCCAGATAACTGATAATGTTCCGTCAGAAATTGACACCAACATGATGATGTATCCGCAAGGGACTGATGGTGCTGGTTTGGCCCGGAGGATCTTCAACCGCTTGAACGATGTATCTGATTCGCTTCGTAGAACAGAATCGAATCTTGCTGATGATGAAACCAAACTGAAACAGTTGGTGAAAAGAATCGGTGCACCGTTTGAGCATGAAGCGGCGTTCAATGAGAAGATTGCCGAGTTGTCGCAGTTGCAGGCGGAGTTGACGGCGGATGAAAAACAGCCAGTCGGAACGAATACCGAAGCCAACTTCAAGCTTACCGATACTCAATCAACCGGTATGCAAGCCACCGAAGCCCAAGCCTGGGTATCCACTCTCCCCATCGCCAAGCGTGTCAACGTCGTTCAATCCATTTCCGATCTTCCCGAGAACGCTCAGGCGGAAATCACCAAGGCCCAGGTAAACCCCGATCATGTTCAGGCAATGGAACTGCACGGCACCATTCACGTCATAACTGATAACGTCCCGGATCTGCAGCGCGTCAAGGCGCTGGTCATTGGTCACGAACTGGCGCACGCCGGACAGACGAGCAAGATCGTTGACCTGGCTGTTGACTGGTTCAAGCGTACCGTGAATGGCAAAACAGAAGCCGCCAAAGAAGCACACCTGATGCTGCAACGGATTGCTGACCGATATGGATACGACCTAACCGACGAAAAGCAATACCGCCGTGCCGTACAGGAAGCAACCGCCGCCATAGCTGAACAGGCAGTGAATGCAGACTGGAAACCGTCAGGTTTGATGCAGCGTCTATTCATGTACATCAAGCACTGGTTGCGTCAACAGGGGCTTATCTCGCATGTTTCAGATAGCGAATTGTCGCTGGCCGTGGCAGAGATGTTGCGGATTGGTGAAAAACGGTTGTCAGTTGGCAAGGGCGGGGATGAGGCAATGTTTGCAGCAAGTGGCCAGACTGACACCCCAAATTTCAAGAAGTGGTTTGGCGATAGCACGGTTGTTGACAAACAAGGCAACCCGCTTGTGGTTTATCATGGCACGCGGAATGATTTTGGTACTTTCAGAAAAGGGATTTTTGAAGGCCCCATCTTCTTTTCCTCTTCTCCCGAATTTGCTTCAAAGTTTGCTGGAAATGCAGAAATCACAGATCCATACGTGCCTAAACACCTCAAACAGGGATATCCCTCTGTGATGCCGGTATATTTGAGAATAGAAAAAGCATTTGATCCATTTGATTCCAAAGCTGTCAAAGATATTATTTCCAGTTTGCCAGCAGATGCATATACAACCGCAACTCGCTTGGATCTTGACCGCAGAATATCCAATGGCGAATGGAAAGCTCTTGAAACCATCGATGTACGTGAAGCAATTAAAGAAGCTGGATATGATGGTATGATCGTGTATGAATCACTGGATGGCGAACGTCCTCAAAAGAACTATGCCGTATTCTCAAATGACCAGATCAAGTCAGCTACGGGGAATAATGGCATGTTTGACCCCACCAACAGCGACGTTAATTTCTCCCTTCAAGACCAAGGTATAGCCGATCACGCCGCCAAGATCAACGCCCCGGCCAAAGTTACCGATATGGTCAAGAGCCTGATTGAAATGGCCGGTCAGAGTATTCCTGAACGCCTGAAAGCCAACATCGGCAAGATTCTCTCTAATCCGTGGTTCGGAAGTGAAGGCAAACCGATACGCCGCCATGTCGTTAATCTCAACCTGGAACGGAGCCAGAACCGCAACGGCATTATCTCTGATCTGTTCCAGGCATCAGAGGGCTATGCCGGCGTTGAAGGACTGGACAATATTCTTAAGAAAGCCAGCAAAGAAGAAATAAAACAGTTTAACGACCTGATAAAGCACGGCGATGAAAACGGAGTTGCCACATACTTCACTCGAGACGAACTGTATCGCGGTAAAACCAAGTTCGGCAAAGTCGGGAAAACTGTTGTTGAAGCCTATCGGGCATTCCATGAAGTTATGAATGCAGCCAATCGGGTACGCTTCCAACAACTTGATGAACTGTCAATGCTTCCATATAAGGATCAAGAGTGGTTCGCTGATCTGGTCGAACTCCTGAACAAGAACATGGAGCGAGCAGCACACCTTGATGCGAAAGAAGCAAGTGAAGTCCACCGCCTGATTCGTAGCCTTAAGCGGAATCTCACTGATGATGAACTTGCCAGCGGCGAGAACCCCTCCAAGATCAAAGCGAGCCCTGCTGTCATTGCCGCCTATCGTGACTTCTGGAAACAGGTTGACCAGACTGAGAAGAAACACCAGGGAAACATGCTCTCTGCTTTCCGGGATATCCTTGGCTATCGCGGAGAACTGGACAAGCTTAAGAGCGAGTGGGGCAACCTGAGAGGCTA